ATAAATCAATGTTAACAGATCGTCTAGCATTTTGGGAAATTGACGCAGGATTACCGCGCATCGATTCCGACGAATTGTATTTAAAAAAGGTTTACCACCCGAACACCAGAAACACCGCCCCGGTAAAATTTGCCTATACCCCGGGATATTTAGCGGCAAAATCGGTTTATGGAGTAAACGGCAAATATTATTTGTGTTTGGGCAATGGATGGGCATCCTATTTAATTGAAGTGGCAGACCAGGGGGATCAATAATGATGTTTGTAGTTATCGACAGTAATAGAAGCCAATGGGCGGACAAGGAGCACACCTGCATTTATGCCAGAGTAAAGACCACGGCAGGCTGGGAAATGTTGGACTGCCACCAATACGCCGACGGTTTGGCGAAGGAAATCTGGGACGCCCGTTCCGATTTCGAATTTTTACCCGCACCGGACGAGGAAACCGACGAAGCAATTGTTAAGCGTATCCAGGCTTCGATCCAGTCAATGCTAGACCAGAAAGCTCACGAAAAATTATACGATTCGGCAATATATTGTATTTCGTACGTTACGAGCACCGACCCGTTATTTAAGGCCGAAGCGGACGCCATCAACGCATGGCGTGATCGCTGTTGGGGTATTACCCGAAAAATTTATGAGGAATACAAGGCGGGAACCCGTCCACGCCCGACATATGCCGAGGTAATGGCGTTAATTCCGCCGTTTGAGTGGGATCATTAATATGCTAGTTTCGTTAAATGAAATTTACGCATCCGGCGGGCAGATGCCGATTATAACGCTAACAATTGATAACGAAGAAATCGGCACGTTAAATTTTGTATTGGCGCAGGATAACAGGCGTTTAAATGGCGTTGTATACCATGCGGCGGCGTTCACGGTTCAGATGCCAGAACGTTCGGGAAACGGATTTAGCGATTTATCGTTTGCAATTTGTGGCGTAAACGGCGAATGTTATTCGTATATCATGCAAGCCATGGACAGCGGAAAACCAACCCTGTTAACATACAGACAGTGGCACCCCGAAACCGAAACATTACAAGATGAATTAACGTTAACCGTCACGGGATGCCAGATTAACAGGAACACCGCCCAATTTTCGGCGTCATTCTGTGATATGCTAAATTTAGAATTTCCGAGGTTGAAATATACTGCGTACAACGCGCCGGGGTTGAAGTTCATTAAATAAAAAAGGGGGTTAAATGCGGGCAATAAATGATTATTTGTTGAACATCCACACGCCAAACGGAAGAACGTTCCCACGTTTGGATTGTTGGGGTTTGGTTGTTGATTTTTACCGCGAAATTTTGGGTATAAAATTAAACGATTACACCGATTTAACCGCCGAAAACATGGGGACGGGGTTAATGTATGAGCGGAAAAGCGGGCGATTTACGGAAGTAAAGGAACCCCAAAACGGGGATGTTATCGCGTTTTTTATCCATGGAAAGCTGTTCCATGTTGGGATTTTTTGGAACGGAAAAATTTTACATACAAGCCAACAGCGTAATTGCAGATATGAGCAGCTAAAGGACACAACATTAACGGGACGGAGATTTTACCATTATGTTACAAATTGAAGTTGTCGGACGCGCCGATTTAAGCAGGATTTTGGAACAAAAAACAATTGATAACCCGCCCGCCACGTTGTTGGATTTAATTAAAAGGGAATGCCCCGCATATTCTGCAGAATTTACGCCGTATTTATCCGCATACGTGGATGGTGTGAGATTTCCATATAACGATTGGGACATTGTAAAGATACGGAACGCCAAAACCGTTAGAATCGTAATCGAAGCAGGCGGAATTGAAGCGGGTACAATCGCGTTAATTATATCCATCGTTGCCGCGGTTGCTTCCGCGGTATATGCGATTGTTTCCATGAACCGTTTAAGTGCCAAGGCACAGGCGGAAACCAAACAGGGATCTAGTATATACGACGTTAACGCGCAGGGAAACCAAGTCGCGTTAAATAACGTGATTCCCGAAAATTTCGGATATTTTAAGCGATTTCCGGATTATTTAGCCGATAGGCACGTTTTTTATCGAAATAACATCCAATTCGTTGACATGATCCTGTGTCAAGGGGTTGGACAGTACGCCAGAGCGGGCGATCATTCTGATGTTTTCGTAGGGGAAACCCCAATTAATGAATTGGACGGATGCCAAATAAGTGTATACGAACCCGGCGAAGAAATGACCGCGTTAAATTCAATTGAAGATCGATCATGGTATTGTTATTACAGTTCAACACAGGTAACGCAGAGCGGCCACACTTTAAAAGGAACAAAAAAGGAAATCGACCAAAGTTCCCAGATTAACCCAAGCGTTGATTATGTGGGAAACACGTTTTTTGGCACATATTCCGAGGTTGGAAACCGTGGGCAATACGGATGCGCAGGGCCAAGTGATCCAATTTACGTTACAAAAAAATTAAATCTAAATTGGGACGTTGGGGCGTATTTTACAATCAGCGGGAGCAACGGCACCCGCTTGGTTGGTTCTGCAGATACGGACACCATCGAACCAGATTCCGAAGACCCGACAATTACCCATATAACCGCAGACATTGCGGGGAATTTTTCCACAAACGAAGATTTACATAAATCATGGTTACGCCCGCACCGTGAGGAATTGGACGAAGACCAGAACCCCGTAACAATCGCGGGCGATTCCATACGCGTATTGGTTGAAAAAACCACCAAAGTAACATATACACTGCAGGGCGGAACAAGCGGCCCCCATGTTTTTACGGACGAAGCAACCGCCCAGGTTGTCAGCCTGTGCGAATTGTTGGCTGTTGAGTACGACCCCGCAACGGAAAGCACGTCCATAATTGTGGACGTTCCAACCGCAGAATTGGACGCGGGCACATACCCACAGGCACCCGCAACCCCGGGCGGGGCGTACAACGTGAGCACATCGACCGCGATTAATATTGTTATGTTGCAGCCGATGCCCGCAGATTATCCATATTCCGACAACGGAATGTATAAAATCGATTCCCACGATACCGTGACCGGAGTTTATACCGTTTCCCGTGTAAATTCGAGTTATGGAGTAATTGCTGATTGGGTGGAATTTTGGGGACAGGGAACCGAACAGACGGGGTTAACATTCGTTTTGGATGAAGCATCCGAAGCAATGGCGGGGGAAAGCGTGGGACCATACCGTGCCTGTCCGGTGGGGGCGTCATCATCAATATTTGAGTATGATATTAAATTTCCGCAGGGTTTGGGATATTTACAAGACAATGGCACTTTTAGGAATTTAACCGTTGAAATCGAAATAGCGTACCGCATCGCGGGAAGTAATGACCCGTGGACAACGGAAACCAAAACGTTTACGAATAACACTAATGACGAATTAGCCTACACGTATCAATTGGAAGTTGAAACCCCCGGCAATTATGAGTTTAAAATCAAAAATTTGTCCGAGGAAATCGACAACACCCGCGCCCTGCAGGAGTGCCGATGGGTTGGTTTAAAGTCGGTTATATCGACAAAAAATAAATACGATGACGTTACCGTTATAATTGGCCGTTTTAAGGGTTCGGAAACATTGTCCGAGTTAAGCAGCAATCAGATCTCGACGTATTGGACGCGTAAACTGCCGGACATCCACAACCCGGCCAACATTACCGCCACCAGAGAATTGGCTCCGGCAATAAATTACATTTGTAATAATTCCAAATACGCGGGAATCATCGACGAGGATTCCTTGGACATTTTCGATCTGTTTTGGCAGGGATGCGGCATAAAATTCGACGGAACCATTGACAGCGTGAGCACGTTACTAGACGTTTTACGCGATTCGTTAAACGTGGGATTCTCCGCCCCCGTAATCCGTAATAATAAACTGGCGTTCGTTAGATTGCATGAGCAGGAAACGGACGAACCGTTAACCCAAGTTTTCACGCCGCAGAATTTAACTAAAAGTCCGGAAATTACGTTTAATTTGCCGCGTGATGATGAAACGCAAGAGATTGTAACGGAATACACATCACCGGAAACGTACAAGACTGAAACAATTTTCTGCAGTTTGGACGAAAACGGGGACAAAGTAATAACAAGTTATCCAAATTCGGACAAACAAGAAAAGTTAAAGGCGTTCGGCGTAACCAATGAACGCCAGGCGGAAGCCATGGGGATGCGACGGTTACGTTACATCAAGAACACCCGCATAACGTATGAAATTGAAACGGAATTAGACGGGTTAAATTGTCAGTATAACGATCTTGTGGGGTTGTTTTTGGACGAAAACCTGTCCGACATTACGGGAAGAATTACCTCCGTTGACGGGTTAAAGGTTTATCCAGACATGGAAATACCCGAAGAATTAAACACGGGGGTTATTTACATTCGAAACAAAAACGGAACAATGGGCGATTATGTCTTTACGCGCAATGGTCCGCATGAGTTGGAAATAGATTCCGCGATTGTTTGGAATGACCAATACGGCGTTTCGATAGAATATCCGTTTTTTGCCATCGGTCAATTGGTTAAATGTTGGGTAACGGAAGTAATTCCCGCAGATAAAACTTGTAAATTAAAGTTAATCAATTATGACGCGGGCATTTTTGAGGACGATCTGACATACGCCCGCGGGTATGGTTTGAGCCCGTACGGAATCGCGGACTACGGCGTTTATTCAATATAAGAGGAGCAAGCAATGGGACAGACATTAACCAATGGGATTTTTTTGCCGAATGAAGGCGAACGAAACTGTTATGAAGGTTTAGCAGGAAATTGGCGGGCGTTGGATTATCTGATCGGCGGTTATAACTTCCATATTGCGGATGCCGTTATACATGTGAGCCAGGCCGACCGCGATAAATGGGACGCCGTGGACGACAAGGCCGACGCTTCAGCACTAACCGCCCACACGGGCGACACCACGATCCACGTCACAGCCGCGGACAAACAGACATGGGACACGGTAACGAATAAAGCCAACGACGCCGATGTTTTGCACAAGTCTGGCGACGAAACCAAAACAGGGAAATTAACAGTAACAGAGTTAAACACGACAAAAATTAATAATTTAAACCCCGGCGCGCTATCGTTGCCGAATTTGTCCGCGGGCGTTGATATATCGAGTTATTTAATAAATATTGGAACAACCACGCCGAGCGAGTACACACCACCGGCAAACGGTTGGATCGTTATATCAATATCATCTGCAAGCGGGCCCGCATTTATACATGTTTACACCGACGGCGGAATTGATGTTTCTTCATACAGTGAGCGAAACGAAATAGGAACGACAAGCGGCGGAACATACACCAGGTTTACGTCATTAACTATTCCATGTATAGCGAATGATAAAAATAATATTGTTTTAAGTCCGTCGAGTGCGGCCGTTATAAGCGCAAAATTTTACCCGTGTCTGGGAAACATATAATTTAAGGGGGCAAAATGGAAAACATCGAAACTGAAGAAACCACCGAAACCGAAAAGGTTTTTAATTATCCGGACGGATCCGTTTTTTACCGCGAAATTTTGACCGACGGCAACATTCAAAAGTTAGGAATGCCAACCAAAGATCCTAAAATAGCGGAAATGTACGGATATTTAGATCAGTACGTCAACGAAACTGATTTAACGTATGTCGGGGATGAAAACAGCGGGATTTATTATATTAAAGGCCATGAACCCGCCGAGGAAACCCGCGACGAAATGATTGCCCGCAGGCAGGCGGAGATCGTGAACATGGTGCAAAACCTCATCGACGAAACAGCGCAGCAAAAGCGTTACGACGACGGCCTCTCCTGTGTGTCGTATGTAGGCGACCCAGACGAAGAATTTAACGCCGATGCCGTTGCATTCCAGTCATGGCGCGGCCATTGTTGGCGCACATGTTACAACATTTTAAACAGTGTAAAGGCGGGAACAGTTGCACCCGAAGACGTAACCGACCAATACGTAATAGAACGTCTCCCCGTGATGGAGTGGCCGGAAGTATGAAGCAAATAAAAGCGTTTACGATATGCGACGCGGGGATTTTTGCGGATGATTTACCCGAGTTTTCGGAATGATTAGAGGTTCAAACATGAAAAAAGTTTCTTTTTGCGTTGTTGATGCGGGATATATAGATCCCGCAATCGTTGCAATAAATTCGTTTTTGAAATTTAACCGCAATATCCCGCTTGTTGTTTTCGCGGAAGTGGGAACAAACATCCAACGAATCGCGGACGCCACGGGAAACAATCCCCAAGTAACGATTTTAACGCGGGAGTTCCCCCGCGTTGAGTGCGAAGCGTTCGGACAGCATAACCCGTGGTTGGAATTTTTCATAAATAGGGCAGCATTACCCGCGTTCGCAATGCGTATAAAGGCGTTGGAAGAATTGAGGGAAACCGCGGACATTATTATCAATTTTGACATGGACGTTATTTTTTTAAACACCGTGGAAAAATTGGCAAGTTCGGCAACCCGTGACGAAATCCTCGGCGTGAGTGAGCGGGAAAACCGTTCCCGTTGGGTAAAATCGTTAAATGTAAAAGACATTGTAAACACCCACAATTATATAAATTCCGGGTTTGTAATTTACGGAGCGGATGCTGCCGAAAAATTGACGTTGGAAGAATATTCCGCGTTTTTGAACAGGTTTCCGGATGACATATACTGCCCAGAACAGGATTTTATAAATTTTCAGTGTACCGAAAAAATACGATTAATTAACGATGCGTATAATTTAATGTTCACGTCCCCGGAATATAAAACCACCGCGCCCGTTATGATTCATTATTACGGACGGGTCAAACCGTGGAGCGTTGAGGGCATACCCGCAGGCGTTGGGCATTATTTCCGCCGTTATTTAATCGAAGCCGAGAAAAACCAAAATTATGTTAGTTCACAATTTTTAGAAAAAATAAAAAATAATGTTTCAAAGTTAGAATTTTGGGGCGCGTCCAAATAATACAAATTGTTTAAAAACGTGGTTTTATCCCGCACTAAAATGGAATGAAAGAGAGGGGAAAAACGTTAATTGTTAACGTTTCGTTTTAGTGAAGTCAGAAAGGGGGAAACCATGGACGAAGTAACCCATACCATACTGCCGAATAACGGCGGTTGGGGCGGTACCGCGTTGGGCGCGGGTTTTGGCGGTTTAATTGGCAGTTGGCTCGGAAACGGGTTCAGCGGTTTTGGCGGTGCGGGAGCACGCGCGGGCATCGGTTACGATACCGGAGCAATTAACGGTATTGCGAATCAGTTAAACAACGTTTCCGGACAGATTGCCAACGCCGACCGTGATCTGTTGATGCAGACTAGCGGGCAGAATCAATTTATTGGCAATTTGGTTAATGCCACAGGCGATGCAATCGTTGGAGCAGTTAACGCGGGAACATTAGCGCAGACCCAGAACGCGGGCGCGACTAACCTCGCCATGTGCCAGGGGTTCGGCGGTATCAATTCAGCGATTGATCGCGGTTTTGGTGCGTTGAATCTAAACGTTGCCGAACAGGGAGCACAGAGCAGACTGCAGGCGCAGGAATTGGCAGCACAGCAACAGGCATGCTGCTGCCAGGTTATCCGAGCCATCGAAACCGAGGGTTGCGCCAATAGGGAGTTACAGCGCGAAATACAGACACAGGCGTTACGCGATGTGTTAACCAATACACAGGCGGAAAACGCCGCGTTAAAGGCGCAGTTATTCCAGACCAACGCCATGAACGCGCAGACCGCGGCCATTATCAACGCGTTAAAACCAACCACCACAACCGCAGGCGGTTAATGTGATGATTCAGACGCCCGCAGATTCCGCGGGCGTTTTTTGTCATTTGCCAAAAAAGTTGGAACAAAGTTGGAACAAAGTTGGAACAAAGTTGGAAATGGAAATAATAACGATTAAAAAACACGGAACCGCCGTCCACGCCACGGAAGACCAGAAGAAAGACATATATAATAATAATAGTCCGGACGCGGAATTTATGAAAATGTGTCATAAATGGGACGTTACCCCACCGGAGACATGGAAAAATTACGATACAAAAACCGAAGCGGGCATTAAAAAAGTTATCGACATGGAATACCGGGAGTTGGCGGACGCCAAAACCGAAAAAGACACCATGACGAATATTTATCATTTATCCGTAGCGTTATTGAGATTGTGGCGGTTGAAGAATGAACAGCATAAACAGCAACCTAATTAATAATTTATATCCAAACGGATTGGCACCCGATTTGAAGTTAACACAAATTGACGGGTGGGAACCCGTGCCCGAATTTGTGGACAGTGACGGGCAACGATGGAAACTGATTAAAGCGGCATCCAGTGGGATGGGAGAAATTCCCGACCCGCAAAGTGTTAACATAATTGATTATTGGAACCACGTTCACCCCGGAAGCAACGGCAAAATTTTTATATACGTTGTTGAGGGCGTAAGAGTTCCGAAGACGGCACGGGAAACCGCCTGCCGTGTCATGTATTCATGGTTTAGCACCGTGGACAATAAAGGATTTACCCCTCAGATGATTAAACCCAACGAATGGTTAACCGCGAACGTTTACGCGTCAACAATCAGCGATGCACGCGTTAGTAAATTAAAATCATTATGCAAAATTTCGGACGGAGACAAACAGCCGACACCGCAGGAAACGGGAACAGTTTTCCCGCCACCAACCCCGTTAATCAATATGGAGATGTTACAGAATGACACCGGAACAAAACAAAACGTTGGAGAATCTGCTGCAGATAGTCAGAGAGAGCGCGGAAGAAATCATAAATAAACAGTATAACGAACGCGATTTATTGTTATATTTGTATCAAAAAGGTTTTGAATTCATGCAAAACCAAAGCAATCAAAATATTGTGGACATCGGTTCCGTGGGTTTGGCGTATGCGGTTATGCGGAGCGTGAAGAATGACCGGGAAAATAACTGACCATTTGGGGAATGAATACCCGAGTTTACGCGTTATGTGTAGCCATTACGGCGTAACCGTGGCGTTATATCAGTACAGACGATCCCGCGGGTTGGGTAAACGTGACGCGTTAGAGAGCAGATGGAAGAAAAAATTATACAAGTACAACACCCATATTTTTACGGACCCCGAGGGATTACTAGCCTATGCAGGGGTTAAAAGTATGGACGAAATCGAAGACAAAGTTATTATTATCAAGTGACAAAAACCCCGCCGATTGGCGGGGATGTTTTTATATGGATTTTTCCATTTCCAAGAATGACCCGGCGAACCATCCGAGCGTTGCGAAGTCATTTACAATTAAACGGTAAAGCCGTTCCATCATATTGGCAGTTATGGGCGTGGAACCCGTTTCCAATTTTTTTACATATACAACGGATATTTGCAATTTTTCCGCAAGTTCCACCTGTGTTAATCCCAATGTTTTGCGCACGTTTTTAAAGTCCAGATTATCCATAAATCCCCCGTTAAATGTAGTTTGGTAATTCGTCAAAAACGCGTGATAACTCGTCAACGGTTAAATCGTTATATTGCTGAATTACCACCCCAGAATTTGGGAAGTATAAAACCATGTCCGTGGTTACATCATCATGGGAAGCATTCCCCATCATAGCCGCAGCGTGAACGCATGCCATGGCGAATTTTTTCGCATTCGCATCATACGGGCGAATAAAATCATGCGACATTTTACGGCAACGCAAAGACAAACTAATCGTTAAAATGTTATCCATATTCATAAGCACCTCGAAAGGGCGGGAACCCCGCCCGTTAAATCATTAAAACAGTATGTTAATTAATTGGTAAATGTCCAAGTCATTTATACAGTCGCGGGCGGTTTCGTTACGGATGACGTAAGCATTACCACGGAACGGAACCACGGCCATAATTGTATAATGGTTCGGTTTAACCCCCGTGTCTTCGGTTTTTTCCGTGTCATTGTCCGCGATTTCGTCCAATGTTTCCATGAGCGAATCAAAACCGTTATGGCAGGAATCGACAACCCCGGAATCAGCGTCAAAAATAATAAATTGGGTACGTTCGTTTAAGCGTCCCAGAAGTTCCACCGCATCGTTAACGATGGATTCGTCATAATTGAAACGGGATAAATATTCCCCGTCAGACAATGCGTTAATCCATGATGCCACGTTTTTGGCGTTATCGTTGCCGTTGGTTTCGATGTCCAGGTCTGCCAATACATCGTATTTATTTAAGTTCATAATACAC